TAGATTTTATGCATTGGTACTGTACTTGTTTCTTTGTATCACGCATTGCAATCCTCTTACCCTTCAGGCATTCAGACATAGATTCTTGAATTCTGTGTTCCTTAATTTCTCCGTTAATTATCATAAGAAGAGCCACTATCATTTCGGTCATAATACTTTACCTTTATTTGGCCCCTCTTTAATTCTATATTTGTGTGTGCCTGTACCATTAATTTCTACTTCTTTTTTAAGGTCTTTTACATAACGCATTTGTTTTACAGTTCTTTGCATTTCTTCTATGTAATCTAAAATTTTTCTAGTGACTCTTTCCATTTTCTCTTACCTTATCTTTTAAAGCTTCAATATCCTCTAGTGCTTTATCTAATTGTGAAGAAAGAAATTCTATATTAACTTTGTTAGTCATATTCATTTCTTGAGTCTTTTCCATTTTTTCTACGGTTTTATAAAGATCCTCGATTAAAAATATCTGCTCTTGATCGACGGGGACCTGTTCACTTTTTTTAAGCAAATCATTTTGAAACAATTCACGTGATGTCTCCAATGATACCAACCTAGCCGTAAGCTCGGTATAAGCGAAGACGCCGGCTGCGACGAGCAAAATCAAACTGGCAACCGTCTTCATCGGCATCTGCACGGCAGCTGATTCAGATATGTTTAATGGTTTATTGGACACTTGGTCCTCCACATAGAGCCAATACTACTAACATTACTATTAATAAACCTGTTCCATAATAGTTCATAATAATTCCTCATTTTTTCTCCTCAATTTCATAAAAGAAATTGTCAGTGTCTTCTGTTTTCCATTTACCTGTATCTTCAACATTCCACTCGTTTGTTTGCACTTTCCAGTCTGGAATATTATCTTTTACAGTAAAAGAAGGTAGATCCCATATACATCTGTTGTTTGGCTGTGCCGCATAGTTCCCATCATCGAGGGCTATGATATGTGCGCACTTATGTTCGTGCGGAATCTCTGAATGATCAGTATCTAGTATATTACCATCTGGGTGTGCCCAGTCAACGGTAAATAAATAACTGCCGTGATGCCACTTTTTATCTTTACCTATGTATTTTCCTGAAGCTGCGCTTAAAATATTCCAAGAAGTAACAGTAGGAAAATAACTAAAAGAATTCCATAACTCCAGTTCGTCAAGTCTACGTTCAGGAACATCTTCGATTTTAAATCCTCTTTGAATAAATGCTGATATTGGGAGACGATAAAAGATTGCACCATTTTCCATAATGCAATGAAATAAGATTGCACGCCCACCCATAGAGGTAAGGCCAAAGATAATACAGTCTTCAACTTCTCCGTGATGTTTTTTAAGATCATATAAATACTCCTTTCGTATTTGTGCATAGGTAGCTGGAATGTTTGCATTCAAATAAGCCACTATTTTATTTCACCCCAATTAGCTCCCTGTTCATAATCTACTTTGTTTGGAACTTTAAGTTCCACTGCAGATTCCATTATCTCAATAATTTTTTCTGCTTTAGCATTCGACTCCACTGATATGTCTACTTCATCGTGAATTTGAATGTGTGGTATTATACCATTTTCATATAAAGCTACCATAGATTTTTTTGTCATATCTGCTGCTGATCCTTGTATTAATTTGTTTAATGCTTTGTAAGTAAATGCACGTTTTAATGGTTCATCATATTCTTTTCTAGCTTGTTCTAATGGTAATGGTTTAAATATACCAAACTGTGTAGGCTGCCATAAATCAAAATGACACGCACGACCTCCTAAAGTTCTAATTTTACCTCTGTCGTTTGCTTTACGAGATACATTATCCATAAGTTGTTTTACGAATGGTGCTTTAGAATGATATTGTTTAATTAGTTTTTCCGCCGACTCTTTCATTAGACCCAATTCGGCCATCAACTTATTTTTACCCATACCATACATTAAACCCAAATTGATCGTCTTGGCTTGCTTACGTTCTATGCCTGCCATATCTGCTACAACTTGGTGGAAGTCTGCATCACCTTCATTGTAAGCATCTACAATTTCATCAACGCCTGATAAATTTTGTAACTTTGCATAGTGTACTAAAATTCTAGGTTCTTGTTGTGAGTAATCAAATGATCCCCATTTAGTTTTTTCTTCTGGAATAAATATAGATCTAATCATAGGACCCAGTTCAGGATGTCTTGCTGGTATTTGTTGTAAGTTTGGATTACTCATACTAAATCTACCGGTTACAGTTCCTCCTGCATCTGATCTTATTTGATTTATGTCTGCGTGTATTCTTCCATCGACTGCGTGTTTAGTTATTGAATCTATAAATGTAGTGTGAGCTTTATTTATCTCTCTTGCATCTGCAATTAATTTTGGTAATTCGTGTGGGTGATTTTGTAAAAAGTTTTTTGTAAAACTTGGTTCCTTACTTTTTTCTGTTCTATCGTATGGTAATTTTAGTTTATCAAAAGCTTTTGCAATAGATCTTGCTGCGTGTATCTCTACATCAACATTAGTTAGTTCTTTAATTTTACTAATAATTTTAGATTCACGTTGCATAAGATTTTTTTTAATCTTAGCTGCTTTCTCTAAATCAACTCTTACACCTTTAAATCTCATATCTACAAGACAAGGAAATAATTTAGTTTCTAAATTAAACACATCCCAAAGTTCTTCTTTGTATAATTCTGTTTCTAATCTTTGCCAAAGTTTTAGTGTGGACTCTGCATCACGTTCTGCATATTGTCCTACAAACAATGCAGGTAATCTCCACATATCTTTTTTAGGATCTAAGCCATACTCTTTAGCTGCTGCATTTAAAATGCTCTCGTCTTTACCAATACCTACGTAAAATTTAGACAATGTATTTAATTGATAAGATAATCTATTCTCATCAATTAAAGACGCTGCTATCATTGTATCTACAATTTTACCCTTAATATTTATACCTGCTGATCTTAACCAACAAATATCATACATTGCATTGTGAAATATAAAGGTAGTCTCTTCTTGATTACAGATATCTTTTAGCCAGGAAAGCACCAATTTTTTGTCCATATTACCACCAGACTCGTGATGTATCGGAAAATAGCCAGACCAGCCCTCTATGGCCACCGCAATGCCTGCAATGTGTCCTTTTCCAGTAACATTACCAGAGCCTAATTCCTTTAAATAAGGATCATTAGTTTCTAAATCTATTGCTATTTCTTTTGCACCTTTAAGATTTTTTAATTCTTCTGGCATTACCCACTCTGTTTCTGGAGTGAACAAAGGTATCTGTGTATTTCTCATTTATAATCTCTCTCTTTCACCATTTCTAGATAATGTATTGCTTTATCTATATCTTCTATGCCACCCTTGCTTGAGTGTCTGCATATGTACTTTATAGCGTTGCCCTCTGCAAAAAGCAACTTGTTTTTGTTTATAAACTCTGCTGGCTGAATGGCCATATACATATAATGGGATCCTCCAACTTGTTTAAATTTCCAATCGTCTGTTATTTTTTTCTTCATAGTATATATGCTCGATCAAAATCTTTTGGATCTAAGACGTGTAATTCACGCTTCGCGCGCGTCGCACCTGTGTAGAATAATCTATGTAATTCATCCGGGTCGTGACTAAACGTTTCTAGCGCTGCATTAGTTATGTCTTGCATCAATAAAACTTTGTCGGCTTCTCCTCCTTTTGCTCCGTGTATTGTTGACATTATAATACGAGGGTTTTTATTTATCATCTCACCGTTCGCCCTCATATTACGAATGTAAGTTTCCGTCATAGGATCTAATCCTTCGAATGCTTCATACCATACACTGTCTGTAACCAAACCGTGTTCAGCTCTACAATCTCTCATTAGATACTTTGTGTCAGAATGTAATGTCTTACCTTTTTGAAATCCAGGCAATACGTGTGATCCTAGATATTCATATATATTTTTTATTTCTAAATGATTTAGTTGTGCATCTTTACGCCAAGCTTCCCAATTATTTAAAGCCATAAGAAGTTTTAGGGGTATAGAGTTACGTCCTTTAAATTGATAATACCATCCTTGTATCTCACATAAATCTTTAGCATCATCTAAAAAATAATTTGCAGAAGACAATACCAACCAATTACCTTTAGACATATCTACTTGTGTAATGTCAGAATATCTTTTTAAGATACCCTCATCATCTCTAGGTTTATAATCTTTATCAAATCTATTCTGTACTTTGTTTATAATATTTTGTGATAGTTCGTGTATAGGACCACCTGGTATTCTGTAAGATTGATCTAATACTTTAATATCATTTACTTCTTCTTTTAATGCTATGAAGTGATCTACATCTGCACCAGCCCATTTAAATATAGCTTGATCATCATCACCTGCAATATAAGTTTTTCCTGCTTTAGACCAAATCTTTCTTACCATCTCCCATTGTAACAAAGATAAATCTTGTGCCTCATCTATAAATAATACCTCAAACTTATTATGTTTTTCTTTTGCAATAAAATCTTCTAATAAATCATTAAAGTCTTTAAGTCCTTTTTCTTTTTTAAATCTTTTTAATTCTTCTGCTAATAAATACAAAGTATCTCTTTCTATATCTAAAATGTTTTGTCTAGAATCATAGTATTCTAATAGATCCATTCGTTTTACAGCTGCTGTGTTTATAATAGTAAGATATTCATTATCACAATTAAATGTACCATCACTATCAGAAAATCTTGCTGTCTTAATAGGTATGCCACATTTTTCACCAAACTCTTTATAATCATCAGCGCTTAACATTTTTTCTTTAGTCATACCTAATTGATTAAATGCATAAGAGTGTAGTGTTCTAAAGAATGTTAAATCATTTTCTATATCCAAACCAAACTTATCCGCGGCCCTCGTTGCAGCTTCCGTTGCAGCTTTTTTAGTAAAGGAGAAATAACCTATCTGTCTAGGTCTAACGCCTTGCTGTATAAACTGATCGACCAGATTTAAGAGTGTTGTTGTTTTTCCCGTCCCTGGTGGTCCTAATATTATTGTTTTCATATTTTTTTACTTTACGTTTTAGTATGGTGTTATTAAGTTTTAGTTTTTCATTTTCTTTTTGTAATTCCTCTATTTTTAAACGAAACTTTAAGTGCCAATTAACTCCTATCATTAAAAGTTTTCTATTTGATATGGTGTTTTAGATACTGCGGCCTCTGATTGTTTCATTGTTTTTATTTTAATTAGTCTAGGTTGTTGCTTTTTAATACGTACTCTTTCTTCTCCTACAAACTCATCGAGTCTTTTAATTAAGTTACCTGTTTGATTCTTATCTTTTTCCCAATGATTTCGTTTACAGAAATTGTAAAAGTCTTCCATTCTAAAATATGTAAACTCTCTTTTCTCATCAGTAAAAGGTAATTTATTAAATACATCATCAATCGTTCTTGCTGATTGTCTGTTAGTAGTCCAATCTTGTAATAGTCCTGTAAGTTCATTGATAGGATTTAAAGACTCTAAAGGTTCTACTTCTTGTAGTCCTTGCATCATTGGTTTTAAAAAATGTTGTTTCCAATCTTTTGGTTTAGGTATAGGTACAATTAAATTTGCTTGATCTAAACACGCTAGTGCAAATAAATTTGGACTGTAAAGTTGTTCTGATTTTAATTCTATTCTCTTCTTATCTACATCTAAAAACCATTGTGGTGGTGATGATGAATATTTTGTAAGACTTCCAAGTACAGGCATTTCTTCTTCACCAAAACCTACACCAAATCTTTTTGTTCTACATAACCCAGACTGACATACTGCATTAATAGGTGCATCTTTACATCTATACTTGTCATAACCTTTTCTATTTACAGATTTAATTAATTGTTGAACCTCACTATTACTTAATGGTGGTTCCATAAATTTCATATTAGCTTTTACAATCTCATCTTCCCAAGTATCAGGATTAGATTGTTTGTAATAAACTGCGATATTAAACAATGCATTATTCCTGGAACCCTCACCAAAACCTGTTGATGCAAGTTTATTTAAACAAGGTGGACCTCCAGGAAATGCTTCTTCTATTTTTTTCTTTTCCGTTTTAATTTGTTCCACCTGATCTTTTCGCAAAGAAAACTTATCATAGAGCTGATAAAATTCTTCAAGTGTACAACCGGAGCCATTATCGTTGATAGCATAGCGCAAGCCTTTCATATCATTGTAGTAGGGTAAGTTTAAAAAGTTCCCAGTGTCCCCACGATCCACTAGAATTTCTGTTTGTTTGGGAAATATTTCTGAACCTTCATAACCAAGTATGATGGCCATCTCTTTTAATTTTGATTGCATCAATGATGCAGGAATGTTTTCTTTAGTAAATAAAAATACGTGCGCTCCGCCTGATTTAGAACGGCAAACAATTAAGGGGAGGTTAAGATTTCGTATGCTTTGAATGAGGCTAGCGTGATTGAAATTATACTCGTCAATATCAATGCACCCCCAGCGACAATCGTTATCTTCTGTAATAGGGATAATTCCGAGTGCGGCTCCTTTTCCTTCAAGATGGTTTTTCCAGAGTTCGTCTGTAACGGCACCACGTACAATAAAAGCTTTTCCTTTTTGTTTTCCGCTTTCACCACGTTCACCAGGTTGGTATTGTCCATATGCTATAGTTAATCCGTTAAATATATTTTTGAATTTGTTCATTATCACTTATCATTTCTTTGTAAAGGGGAAAGTTTCCTTTCCCCTTATTTTTATTAGTAAGGAGTTGAGTCCTTAACCTTCTCTTCTACATCAGCTTTTGTTTGAACGGTCCCTTTAGATACATTCCCAGAAAAATCCTTTGCACTTAAATACAAAGCCTTGTCTGATTGTCCTAAAATTCTGTCCTGCGTTACAACCCAGCCATACCAAGAACCTTTGTCGTTCTTTTGTAAGGTAGATGCTAGATTATAAACAACTCCGTGCATAGGAGGTATAGCAAATCCCCCTTTACCATCAGCAATTTGTATGGTCTTCATCATTGAATTCCATTTTTTGCTAACGTTTAATTGAGTTGATTTCATTGTGATCAAAGCAGGTGTATAACCACCGTTCTTTGTCTCAATCATTACATAGTAAGAAGCTGTCTCTTCTAAATAGTTACCATTAGGTAATCTAATTTTAGATCCATCTCTCTTACCTGTTGCGATTACCGGACTGTTCGGTAAGTGTATAGCCACAGGAGCACCTGGACCATCCCCTCTATCCGACCATTCAGGATAATCTTTTTTGTAATAACAAGGAATAACCTTGATACCTTTTTTACCATCGTAAAGTTCGCTGGTAACAGTGTTATAGATCATACCTGGTTTGGCACCATCTATATACTTTGCATCACCATCAGTTACCTGCGGTGATAGTTGTCCTAAGATTCTGACAAATGGTAACGCCATATCTTCTTGCGTCATATTCTCAAAACCTTTGGATACATCATCACCAAACAGTGCTAGTGATGCGTTTTGTTTAGCTTTTATTTCATTAGCCATTATACATTCTCCATTAGTTATTTCCGAGTGATTTTAGTTTTGTCTTTAATCCACGTACTAAAGACATCAGATGGCATATCGAGCCCGGACTCGATACGCTCTCTGAATAGAGCAGTTAATGTCATCCAAGCCACATCAGATTTCTGTTGTGGTTCAAACCCATTCTCTGCTGCAAGGTTAAGCAATTGCTCAGCCTTGTTATCTTCTCCCTTACCAAAAGTTACAAAGACATTGTTTTTAATAATATCTCCTAACCCTTGATCACGAAGCCATTGATAGGCTGCAGTTCTCTTCGCTTCATCTTTTGGAAGAGTGCACCTAAATTCTTTTTTAACAGATACTTTAGATCCATCAGCTAATTTAATTTCTGATAGTCCTTGTTCTGCTAGTAATTCTGGTATTACACGAGAGCTGATATCATCAGCCTCCAATTTTTTACTTTTGAGTTGCTCCTCTAACGATGCAATCTCATCCTCTTTTTGTTTTAACTTTACACATTCTTGTGCAACAGTTGAAACTTCTACATTATCTAAAAGATCTTTAGAATCTTCTAACATCATATTTCTTACGTCTTGACTCATTGTTATCCTTTCTGATATCCGTCCACTTCTAATGGATAGTATCTATATTCACGTTTATCCCACTTCAACATATTAAACTGTCCGTTTGTAGTTTCACCTACTAACCAAGTTGAGATACCTATTATTACAGGATCTCCTACAGCAAGTAAATAATCTTCTTTGCGAAAGTCTTGTAAATTTTTTCTCATCTTCTGTACATAAGGTGCAGTAGAAAATATTGCCTGATCTCTATTAGGCAAACAAATTACAAGATACCCAAAGTCGGACGCACTTAATATATTTATATTAGGTGGGGGTTGTTGAATTACATAAACAAATTTTTCATTAGGATTACTTTTATGAAACTCTAAAAAGTTTGCTAATGACTCTGGTTTGTATAACTCAAATATTTTATTTTTCATTTCTTAGTTCTTGACATCTTATATAGTAGTGTTTATATAATTGTCAACTAGAAAGAATAAAAAAATTATGAACTATAAATTTAAGACTAAGCCTTATGCACATCAATTGACTGCATTAGAAAAATCGTGGGATAAAAAAGAGTATGCGTACTTTATGGAAATGGGTACGGGTAAATCAAAAGTATTAGTAGATAATATAGCTATGCTTTATGATAAAGGTAAAATAAATGCGGCGCTAATTATAGCACCAAAAGGTGTATATAGAAACTGGTTTTCTGGAGAAATACCAACTCATTTAGCTAATCATATAGATCATAAATCTGTATTATGGACGGCTACAACATCTAAAACAAAAGAAAAAGAGTATCAACAATTATTCAAAGTAGACTTAGATCTTCACATTCTTGTTATGAATGTAGAATCATTTTCAACAAAGAAAGGCCTACAATTTGCCACAAAGTTTCTTAGTTGCCACAAAACATTAATGGCTATTGATGAATCTACAACTATAAAAACTCCAACAGCAAAAAGAACTAAAGCTATATTATCTTTAGGTTTGCTTGCACAATACAGAAGAATACTCACAGGTTCTCCGGTAACTAAATCACCACTAGATTTATACACACAATGTGGATTTCTTGATAGTTTTTTACTTGGCTTTGATAGTTACTATGCGTTTAGAAATAGATATGCTACTATGCTAGATAGAAATTTTGGTGGACGTAGAGTACAGATTGTAGGAGGATATAAAAGATTGGGTGAATTATCAGACAAATTAAAAGACTTTTCTTATCGTGTTTTAAAGGAAGATTGTTTAGATCTACCACCTAAAACTTATGTACAAAGAGAAGTAGAACTTACAGATGAACAAAAACAAATATATGCTACGATGAAATCCGCGGCCCTCGCTCAATTAAAAGGTAAGCTAGCAACAGCGCCTCACGTACTAACACAACTTATGCGTCTACATCAGATAACTTGTGGTCATTTAAAAAATGATGATGATACTATTACAGAAATAAAAAACAATCGTATGACATCATTGTTAGATTTATTAGAAGAAGTAGAAGGTAAAGTTATTATTTGGGCTAATTATGTTTATGATATTAAACAGATAGTAAAGGCTGTATCTAAAAAATACGGTGAAGACTCCATAGTACAATACTATGGCGCAATTGAGGCAGAACATAGGCAAAAAAATATAGAGAAGTTTCAAGACCCAAACTCTAAAGCTAGATTCTTTGTAGGTAATCCACAGACTGGTGGATATGGTATTACATTAACTGCTGCTAATAATATGATTTACTATTCTAATGGATATGATTTAGAAAAAAGACTACAGTCAGAAGACAGAGCACACAGAATAGGTCAAAAGAAGTCGGTAACATACATAGATCTTATAGCACCAAAAACTATAGATGAAAAGATTAGAAAAGCTCTACGTAAAAAAATTAATATTGCCACAGAAGTTATGGGTGAAGAACTAAGAGACTGGATTTGAAACCCATTGTGATCACCTTATTGTATTTAACATCATTAGGTGATGTTGAAATAGCTACGCCTTTTGAAATTAATCAACCTTGCGACAGTTGGTTTCATTATAATGTAAAAGTTTTAAAACAAAAGAAAAGAAAGTTATTTTCTAATCACGTCTATCACGAATATAAAGGTAAACAAGTTATTGGTTATATTTGTAACGACGAACCACCACAATAGTATAGGATTTTCTAAGATAAAAGTTTTTTTCGTCGAAAATTATAAATCGACTAAACCCGTTTCGCGATTCAAGTATTTGTATTCTATTTTATGAATGTCAAAGTCTTTCATAATCTTATTACAAATATCTGTAGGATTAAAATCACCACAACTATAAACATCTAACTGCATTAATGCAGGCTTTGGTTCATCCCAAATATGCATAGCAATGTGTGATGTTTCTATAATAGCAACAGCTGTGATACCTCGATTGCCAGGCATATTACAATACTTTACATAAGGACCCATAAAGACTTTCATATCAATGGATTCTATAAAACCCATCATCCAATCTTTTAACCAATCTTCATCTGTTGGTGGTTTACTTGCTTCAGCACGAATAATTAAATGTTTGTGGACAAGTAAACTATTTTTCATCTTGGCTACTTAAATATTTCTGTGGCTTTGCCAAGTACGGGTTTGTATTTTGTACGACCCTCTTCTCTATATGCGTGTAAAAAACTAGCTCTTGGAGTATCCGCGATCCAGCTACAATGTATCCATCCCGAGTTAGGTTCGCCGGGTGTGTAAAATTCTAAGATGAGCTGGTCATAAGTAAGCTCTTGGTGTATCCAATCTGCAAGCTCTGCGTTGTCAACGTCTAAACATTCAAAGTCTGCTGCTTCTGCTTTTGCGTGCTGTGAATCTGCTGAGCTACCAATGGCTAGACACAATTTTGGACTACGAAATCCGCTAGTAATTTTAACTCTGCCGAAGTGATCTCTTACGGGTTGTAATATATTTTCGCAAAGTAATTTTAATTTTTCTATTTGATCAGAGTTAGGATTGTTATCAATACCCTGCCTGATAGCTGTGTCGGATTTGATAAGCTCTTGAAGACTGAAATTACGTGAAAGCTGCATTAGTTAATCATCCTTTCTAACACAAAGACGACTGCTGTTCCCGCAACAGTCAAAAGAACCCAATAGAACTTGTCTATCTTACCGCCCAATTTTTCTACGTCTTGGTGTACGTGTGATAAATTTTTCTTAACGCCAGATATATGGCCGTAAAGGGATAAAATATGTTCTCTTGTTGTCTTTGGTTTAATACTCATTATGTTGTTCTTTGTTTTTTTCTGTAAGATTGTTCTAGTGGACTTAAGTAAGTCTCTTCTGCTAGTGTTAATCTACTTACAGGATCAATATTACCAAACTGTGCATTGTTTACAAGCGCTGTATTTGGTAGTGGAGGTAGGCCAGGTAATGACGCTGCAGGACCTAGTGTAGGTTCTGGTAAATTACTAAAAGGATTTTTTATGTCAGGAAATACATCTGCATTTAAAGGTACTTCTGATAAAACTTCTTGTATTCTTGATATTACATCTGATGCTTGTTCAAAAGCATTTGGTGCTCCTATTTCTAAAGCTCTTTTTTCAAACAACGCTGCAACATCTCTTGATGGGAAATAAGGTCTAAACAATCCTTCATTTAAAAATCCAAAAGCTCTTCTTTGACCTCTGTTTACCATATTTTGTGCAATAGCATCTTCACCCATTCCTAATGTTTTTGCAGCATCTATATCTAAAAACATTCTTCTATTAATTTCATATAAAGCTTTGTTAGAATCTATGTAGGCATCAATTATTTCTTCTGGAGTAACTACACCACCTTTTAAAGTTTGTCTTGTAAATACATTTCTAGAATCTCTAACACCATCGACAAAATTTGTAATTTTATAATTTAAAGATTTTCTTGGATCTACTTTAACTCTACGCATTCCTGCAATACCAAGTAATTCATTTCCTAATTCATATTCATTACCACGATCATCATATCTTCCTAAACTATCAATAGGTCTTATAGCTAAACCTAATCTACCAAGCTGTCTCCAGTTAAGAGGAGCTTGTGCTTCAACTAAATGTGCAACTGATTTCATAATCTTACTACCAATAGGATCAATAGCAGGATCTTTATTATATATTTCTCTACCAGATGCATCTACACCACCTCTACCAAGTATCGGTGCTATGTCTTGTAAAGCTTCTGTCCAAATAGATTCTGATATAAAAGGTTGACCAATTTCTTTTGTAGAATCAATTAAACCTAAAATAAAATCATCCATAATACCATCTTTGTCTGCTCTACCAGAAGTCACGGCATTAACTACAGTTTGTATAGGTCTTGTTAAAGTATCGTAAGCATTTAAATGTGAAAAATCTACGTAAGATAGTTTACCTTCTTTATCTTTAAATGGTACAAGCACAGAATTTTTTGACCACTCTGGTACATATCTTCTCATTGCTTCTAACTCTTCATCACTTACATCATTTAAAGTTTGCATCATCGCAACAGTTCCAAGTGGTAATGCAGCTGTTGTGGCAGCCATACCCGTTAGTCTTTGTAAACCTCTAGCTCTTAATGGATTAACTTCTTTACCATTTATTCTTGCTGTAAAAAATATTTCATCTAATGCTGTTGATACAATGTTTGTACCTGTTCTCATAATTTCTGCAGGAAAAGCTACAAAGTTTCCAACAGGTAATTTTCTTAAACCTTTAATAAACTCTGATACAAAAGCATAATTAGGTATATTATTTTTAACTAATTTAGCTGATTGTTTTTTTAAATACTCATCATTAAATACACCAATCTTTCTGTCAAATTTTCTACCTTCTGCATCTGTAATAACTTCAACAATGTCATCACCTAATTGTAAACCTTTTGCTTGATAAGCATTTTTAAGTCTTGATTGTTCACCAAGGTATGTAAATATTTTCCAAAAATCATCTTCAGCTGTGTATGCATCTTGTGCAAACTTTTGTGTTTTCTTTAGTCCTTTCATAAAAGTATTAAAACCATTGTAGTCTGCTCCTACTTTGTTTAACACTTCACCAAACTTAACATCTTCCATTAAATCCATAACTTGTCTTACTTGTACCTGTGAGTTTACAACTCCTAGTTCTAATAGTTCTTGATAAAATTCATTGTCTTTTCTAAAACCTTTTAATTGTAATGCATCAAATGCTCTCTTAACATCTTTAGTATTACCAAACGGTACAAAACCATTAGCTGCTGCGAAGGCTGCAGCACTGATAAAGTTTCTTGCGTGAGTAAATGGTGCAAGAATTGTTTTAGCCATTTGTGATGTAGCTTTAGGATACAACACTAAATTTTGATACAATGTTGCGGGTAAATCTTTTTTCTTTAAATTGTCTACTTCTTTTAATGCTTGTGCATAATCAGATAGCGCATACTTACCAGCAATAGGATTTGTAAGTTCATCTACAATACCTAATTCTTCTAGTCTTGCTTTTTCTATGTCGTCAACAGGTTTAATCTTTGCATCAATGTCTTCAAATCTACCAAGCTTGGTAGATCTAATTGAACCACCTTCTGCAGGTGCTATAATTTCAAAGTCACGATTTAAAAGTGCATCTTTTCCAAAATATTTTTTTGCTTCACCAGGATCATCTACAAGAAAAGGCACTCTTGGTTCTGGTCCAATTCGACCACCTGCGTCCCACGCATCCCAATTCTTTTTTAAAACATTAGATTGTTTAACAAGATCATCTAAATATTGATTTAATCTTACTTGTATTGATAAAGCATTTGTACCTTCAACAATAGTTGACATAGGGTTTTCTGTTTTACCTAATAATTTTTTAATAACTTTTTGTCCAACACCTGTTAAATCTGATAAGTTTTTACCACCCGATGTTTTTACAAAGTCACCTTTTTTAGATAACAGTTCAGCAGCTTCTGATTTTAAAAAAAAATTAGGAACAGAGTTTAATCTAACAACACCTGATTTTGTTCCTTCATTCATCATAACACCTCTAGGTAATTTAGCATTGTTCCACACTTCATTAACCATACCTTTTGCTACATCCTCAGAAAGTGTTACACCTTTTTTAGCAGCTTCATCTATAAATTCTTTAACAGCTACATTAATTACTTTACTGCTAGGTCCATAGTTATCTGCAACAGACATAGGATTATTTTTAAATACTTCATAACCTCTATCTAATACATCATTAATTGCTTTTGGAATTACTTTTTGAAAGTCGTCTAATGCACTTGGTGTTAGTCTTGAACCCATTAATGTAAATAGTTCTGACCACGTTCCACGCATAGAGTTAAAGTTTTGTACAAGCTCTGCTACATCTTTAGGATCTGCTTTGTAATTATTTATTAAGTCATTAGAAAAATCTACAACTTTAGTTTCATCAATAGAATTTAAAGTAACTTTACCCGCATCATCAATATTAGGATTAAGTTTGTTACCATCGGTTAAGATGTCATTCATTTTTTTTAATAGTTCTTTTCTTTTACCTTCGTCTACTTTGTTACCAGATTTTTTAAAATTTTTAAGTATTCTATTTGTAATAGTATCTATTTTAATCATAGCGTTTTCTGCTACGTTCGTATCTCTACCTAATAATCCTTGATATGCTTTCTCTGCTTCAAAACCTTCTTGTGCCGCAGGTCCTCTTGCTCTTAATGGTCTTGATATCCATTTATCAATCCATCTAGACATAGGGTCTGTAATCGCTTTACCTGTGCCTGCTTGATTTCTTAATTTAGATATACCTCTTGCACCTGCTCCAATACCCAATGTAAACAATCCACCTTCTGCACCAAACTTTAATCTGTTTAATAATTCTGCCTGTGGTGTATCTGATTCTCTATCTACTTCTGTGGGTCCACCTAAAAAATCTCCGAAAGTACCAGCATCTTCTACATCTCCTACAAAAGCTGCTTCGGCTGCACCACCTGCTAATGCACCTTTACCATATCTTTTTAATTTTTCATTTCTACTTAAATATGTACCAGCTTCTTTAGCTCTTAAAGTAGCTTTAGTTAAACCTGATCCTATTTTAAATGCAAGACCACCTGGTATACCAATATTAACTATAAGTTCTGTAATTTTACCAGCAGCTGTAGCTTCTGCTGCTTCATCAAAAGGATTTATTTTATCAAAATATTCTTCTATTGCTTCTGCTCTATTTTTATCTACACCTAAATCTAAAAGAGTTGCACCTAATGTTGCAGCACCTTCAAATATTTTAAATACACCTGAACCAACACCAGCTAGTATCGAGGTACCAAGACCATAATCTTTACCTTTGTTAGCTTCAGCCATTTAATCTCCTATAGATCTGGAAAATATTTTCTAGTTGAAACATTTCCGTTAGAACTAATAATTACTTGAAGAACAGATAATACTTTATTGCCATTAACTTCGTTAGGAGCAAGAATTATATCACCATTGTTTAAACCTAATTGTTTAATATCATCTATACTTTCAGGTATTTTATTAACTTGTTTAAGATCTTTTCCTTCTTTATTATATAAAGCTGTAGCGAATGCTTTTCCTTTATTTGTTTCAACTTTTCTGGCTTCATTATATTTATCAGCTAAACTTCCTTGAGATAGTTTTAATTTTTGTAAAAACAATTCTGTTTGTTCTGCAGATCTTTTACCTGCAATATAATCATTAATTGCTGCTGATCCGGCAGCTGTATCTATTTTAGCTGCTTCACTTGGTCGTTTAGCTTCATCGGCAAAGAATTTACCTAGTGCGCTTTTAGTTGTTGCTTCATCTTCAAAAGCTCTTCCAGCAAAACCTAATGCCATATTAGAAGCATCTTGAATTCTAGCTTTCTTTTTACCTAACATTTCTGCAAACAATTCTGTGTTTGCTTTTATTTTTTCTCTATCACTTAACTCTTTAGGAAGATTTCCTGTAACATTATCATTATTATCAAATGTTTCTGTTTCTAATATTTCAACGTTAGGCTTTATATAAGGATTAGGTTTACCTGGATTAAATTTAGCAAATTGTTTACTTATATTTTTCATTTCTTTATTATAATTAGTTCCATCAAAAGTACCTTTAAAAAATTCTTCTTGAAATCCTTTTGGATTTTTTTCATAAAAAGTTGATTGAGCTATTTCCTCTGTAGACATAGGAGGAGCTAGTTGCATAGAATTATTTAAATCATCTTCGTTTACTCCACCTGTGTATAATTTATTATAGTAATCATTCATTCGATCTAATACTGATTGATAAGTAAATTGTTTATTACGGTCTCTATTTTGATTAAATTGTGTTTGAGCTAATATATCTTCATATCCAGCATAACCACCTGGCTCATCTACTAAACCTCTTTTAGGTTTATCTGTTAGACCAGTAGTAATCCCCGTTCCGCGACTATCTACGCGTCCACCTCTAAACATTGGTCTTCTTAAAATTCTACTCATTATCCAAATATTCCTAACTTACCTAGTACACCGCCTGCTCCTGCTGCGCCTCCTAAGAAGCTAGCCATTGGACTTGCTGGTGCCGCGCTTGATTGATACCCGATCGTTGTAGTTGGGAATGCGCCTGGTTGTATTTGTGCTAGTTGTTGTCCAACTAAACCTAATCTTGTAAATTCTTCAAACTCTTTTTCTCTTGCTGCAAGTGTACCTGCATCTAATTTAGCTTGTTCAAATCCTTGTTGTGCTTGACCTAGTTGAGATTGATAAGTACCTAGACCTTGTCTTGCCGCTAAGTCTTGTGCTGCTGCTTGTTGCGATTGCATAAATCCTTGATTTAATAATTGTGCTTGTAGTTGTGCTCTGTTGGCTGCACCTTGATTCATATATTGAGCTTGCATTACACCTTCTCTGCCACCACCATAAGCTCCTGATGCAATAGCTTGATCTCTTAAACCTTGTTGTCCTATTGTTTGTTGTCTATCAAATTCTGATAATGTTGTATCCATTACCTGTTGTTGGTAAGGAGACATAAATTGTTGGTATGCATCTGGTCCAACTAAAGATCCTAAACCACCTGCTGCGGTTTGAGCATTAGTTTGTAAAGCTGTTTGTGCTGCAACTTGTGGATCATATGCTGCCGTATTAATTTGTTTCCCCATTAAAGGAGGTAACTTTTGTGTAAAGGCCGTTAAGGCTGCTTCTAATACCGGTGCGGGTAAAACTTGTGTTTGATCTACTGCCATTATGCTCTAGCCTCTAATTTATTCATTACTTCGTACATACGTTTTGCTCCTTCATTGACGCTTCCACCACCTGCTGCTCTAACTGCATCTGCAGTCATTACAAATTCATTTTTAGAAAGTCTAGCAGGTACATCATCTGCTCTTTCTTTTTTACCAATAGGTACAAACCCACCAGTTCTTAAATCCATTTCTCTTCCACCAAAGTTTAACATACCTCCATCTTTTAATCCAGTAATTCCACCATTTGCATAACTATTATTTGCCATAGCTCCTACACCTAGTCCACCATAACCTGCAGTAATTGCTGCCATCCCTAATTTATCTTTTCTTATACTATATAAATACATACTAATTAATTCACTTAAAGTTTCATCACCTTTTAATTTAGTACCTAATTTCATTTCTGCCATTTTATAATCAATTCCACCTGTGTTAGGGTTTCTAATAGCTTCAATAAATTCATCTGCTTGTTTTGGTTCAAAAGCTGCTTGCGCATCTATCATACTTGGACGCATCATTTCTGGTTTAGCTGTTGGTGTAGATTGCATTGTTTCATCACTTAATTTAGCAGCAGCTTCCATTTGCTTGTTTAATCCTTGTCTAGCATTATCTATATTTCTAATAGCAAAATTTGCTAAAGGAGCCATTGTTCTTCCTCCAAAAGAAAAATTTGCTCTACCCATAATTCCACCATTAGCTGCTTCTTCAACTGGTGGTTCATAGTAATCTCCTAAATCATTTACTATTAAAGTTTCTTCAACGGTTTCTTCTGGTATTCCTGCTTGTCTCATAAAGGTCATTTGTAAATTAGCTCTCTCTTCTTCGTCAGCTGTTGTAGTTTCTTCTATTTGAGCTTGTTCTAATCTCTCAGCTTCTTCAAAATCTCTAAGTGCTATATCTGCTCCTGCTTTTGCAAGATCACCACTTCCTTGGGATAATGGAACCGCTATTGATTTACCCAATCCTTTAGCTCCTTCTTTTGTAAATAAAGAAGCTGGATCATCTCCAAATCCTGCCATAGTTTCTCTTGTACCACCTAACAAATCTGCACCTTGAGCTAATCCTTCTATTCCTACATTAGCCGCTCTTTCAAGCATTCCTAAATTAGAAGCATCTGCAATACTGCTTGCTCCTATAGGAGCAGTTTCCATTTGTGTTAAAATTCCTTCTTTTGTAATTGGACTTTCACCAAATTTTAATCCTCTTATATTTTCGCCTGCTCCCGGTGTAGTTCCATAACCAGTTCCACTAGCTAATAATGTAGATAATAAATTAATATCTTTACCCTCTGGATCTGCTCCTGCTTGTCCTGCAACGTTTGCTAATCCAGATAAAAATCCTCTGCCTGCTGCAGAAGAAAATAAACCAGAAGCTCCAAAGCCTCCAGCAGGTAACATAAATGGTGTAGCTGCTGCTAAGTAAGGTAAAGCAAATCTCATTTCTTTTGGAATAAATTTTTGACTAACTTTTCTAAAAGGTTTAGCTACTTTGTTTACTACTTTTTTTGCTGCTTTAAACGGATTAAATCCCATAGTTTCTCTTTATATTGTTATTGTTTAAGCAAGTACGCAACACTTGTAAATAGGCGAGTATCTCACAATTTACTAGGTTTTTATACATTCGTCAATCGCTGATATTAAAGTCAGCGCCTATTTTTATCTCTTCTACAGTAATATTTACGTCTCTTTTTATATGCTCTGCCTTAGTATCTGTATTAACATTTTGTACATCTGCCAATGCTTCTGCGTCAGACATATATTCTTGGCCCGTTACTGTATTAGTTAAAGTGACTTCACATTTAGGTGTAATTACAGGTACCTTTTTACCGTTAATTATCTCATATCTAACTGAAGCTTCTGTTTCTACAAATGACATTATCTGTCCTCCCTGTTGATTTCTAATATTGATGCTACAACGTGCAATCTATTTGCATCTGCAGCGGTTACTTGTAATACTTCACTTTCTTGCATAATTAAAGGCTCATTTAATAATTGTTCTGTGGCATTACCTGCTATAGCTTTATTTTTAAATATAGTAAATTTATCAGCTGATGCTGGATCTCCATTAAATAAGTCTACTGTAATATCACTACCATTGTTTGTGTCATCACAAACTAATATAGATTTTACAATAGCTCTAGAGTTAGATGCTACAGTATATAAAGTTGTAACTGTGTTAGTTGTTAAATCTAATTTTTGGTTTTTATATATATTTGCCATTTATCCTAATCCGAACCACGTATATCTTTCCGAGTCTTCTTTTAATTGTGTTAAGTATGTAGAGTTTAACTGTTCAATAATTGTAGTTAACGCTCTGTTAATTTGTCTTTGGTTATCCTCACTATATTCTTTTTTAGGTTCTGGTAATCTTACTACTACTTTAGTCATTAGCCTCTCCTTCCATCTGGTTGTATATCTACTTGGAATGTACCAAATCTCCAAGACTCACCTACACCAGTATTTTCTATCTTTATATTTGCATATCGTCCTCTTGCTCTAGTGTCAACTTTTAAAGTAGAAGAAGTAATAATAAAAGGACTTAAAGCTGTTTCTATATCATCTTGCGATGGAAAATCTTTTATAGATAATGTTATTTGGTTGTTACCTGTTAATACTTTAAAGTTAGGTAAGAATCTTCTAAGGGCTAAAAATACTTCTGCTTGATCTTTTTGTAATGAAAAACTAAAGGATTGTATAAAAGATGTTAATGCAGTTACACTACCATCCGGATTTACTTGATCGGTTCCTGATTCGTGTTCAAACAATACGCTTTGACCTAATCCTGTTTCACCACTTATAACAGGAAAAGTTCCTGTGTTAGAACTATTAAATGCAGTTGCATAAGGTCTAGGATATACTAGTGAATCAATCCAAGTTGTTCTAATAGAATTAGTATTAGTACCTGTGTACCAATTACCCATTGGAGTATTTTGTCCTGTTTCTCCATAATTAAATACTACATATCTATTATTAAATTCAGACCCTGCTGTTGGATACCACCAAATAACTTCTGTAAATAGATTATTAATACCAGCGTTTACTTGTTGACCTTTTGTAGTATCCACATCATCGTAAACATAATCTTCAACAGAACAAGGTAATGTGTTAACAGTACCATCAAACGAGAAGAAACCATTATTACCCATCCAGTAAGCTACACCATCAATTTCTATCGCTGCATTCTTACCTATTAATCCACAGTTAGTACCTACTTGTTCAAAGCCAAATGTAAAAGGAGCACCAACAAATTTCATTGTATACAATGCATTATCAGTCCACACTAGAATATTTTCTTTTGCAACCAAAGCTCCCATAATTTTTGTACCATCTTGTAATCTTTGTGTCCCTGCTGTGTTAGTTGCTTCTGGTGTATATGCATTTATATTTTCATCTTCAGAAAATCTTACAAACATATCATCTTGTGTAGAGGGTGTACCTATTGTTGTTTCAGTTCCAAAATGAATTAAGTGTCTTGTTGTTGGTGAAATTAAAGTTGTTCTTGTTGCTGTAGGATTATTTGTAGTTTGAAATCCTGATGTAGTTGTAGAAGCACGTGTAGATAATCTTGCTGCAATAGAAGAATCCCAAGTAAAAGTTTTACCATTTGCAATTGTTGCAACTAATACATCACCAAAATTACTTAATGACCAAAGGCCTGGTTCAAGTGTAATAGTTCCTGCATCAACTGCATCTCCCCATCCTGTAAATTCTGTAGCGTTTGTAACTGTAGCTCCAGTGCTATGTATTGCTGAAGATGTTCCTTTTTGTGCTCTAGAAATACCTGTTAGCTCTACGCCTGATACACCTGTGTATGTTATTAACTCACTACCTACTGCAATGGTTCCTCCTGTTGCAGGAAAACCTGTAGTAGATGCTAATCTAATTTGTGTTGCTGAACCATTGTTACCATTTGTATCCGCGGCCAACCCACCATCTAAAGTTGTTTGAGCTGCACCTGTAATTGTACCGCCATAATTACCAACACCATAACCATAGCCATAGGATTGTGCTGCAGGACCCACTACTTCAAAAGGATTAATAGTTACGGATCCGCCTGAAGAAGTTGAACCAGCTGTCGCTGCTTGAATTGTTAAAGTTGTAGATGTAGGCACAGATAAAACTTGAAAGTTAGTGTCATCAAAAGTAGCTGTAGTTACTCCTGTTGTACCACCTGGTAAAGTTGTTCCTGTTAAACGAATAATATCTCCAACACTTATGTTGTGTGCCGCAGAGGTTGTTAAAGTTACTGTTGTTGTAGCGTTAAAAGTAAAAGTTGCACCAGAAATTGCTGTTGCAAGTGGACTTACATCAAAAAATTGTCCTTCAAAATATATAATTAAAAATTTGTCTGTACCAATGGCTACATATCTATTACCATCTTTGTCAACAAATGCGTGTTGTTTTCTAGCTACACCTACTAAAGTATCTGTAAGTAATGATTGCCAACCACCAACTTTTTCTGGTAGTCCATATCTAAATCTTACATTGTCTGAATCAACCCAACGACCTTCTGCTCCAACAGCAGTGTCTTGTTTGTCTATTCCTGGAGCAAACTTAATTTTCGTAAGCATTAATTACTCCTATTGATTTGTTGATTTATATAGCCAACCTTTTGTGGCATTAGCATAAATAAGAGTTACACATTGATTATTAGTAGCAAGAGTATCATTAGCAGCGACACCTTCTATTGGTTGACTATTTCTATCTATAATACAATTGTTTGTTGCAAAACCATTTGATGCTGAACCATCCATAATTGTTACTTCATCACCCACTGCAGGTGAACTTGGTAATGTAATTGTAACTGGGTTAGCAACTGTATCTACTACGATTTGATCACCAGCTACTGCTGTGTATGTAGTTTTACTTGCTGCAGTTACAGAAGTCATTCCTTTTTGTAACATACCTAATGTTGTTGCAGGTACACTACCTCTAGAATAAACTAAAGCTGTTGCACCTTCTGGAAGAGGCACTTGAGTAGATGCGCTTTGACCTGTTGTTAGTAATGTTACTGTATAACTATCTCCAGCTCCACCTCTAGTAGTTCCATCTTCTACAAAAAATACTCTGTTTGCATTTCCACCTGTTGTAGATGCAGGCATCGCTAGACTAGCATTACCTGATAAAGTTCCTACAAGTTTAATATAAAGGTTTTTACCATTCGCGCTCGACGATCCGTCAGCCAAACTTAATGTAGTTGTGCCCGTGCTTAAAGTTACTTCTACATAACCTGATGCTGCTGTTTGTAATAGTTGTAAATTAGTATTTGTAATTGCACCCCATAGGCCAGCTTTTTCACCGGTTGTGACTAATTCTAATGATAAATCTGTTGAATAAGTTGATGCCATATTAGTACGGTTTTATTGGTGTCCAAACCATTGTTGCTCCTGGTATTATATCGTTCCACGTAATAACTCCTGGCTCTTTAGTATCTAAAGCAAGAGATACTTTGTCAGGATTTATATTTGCTGCTCCTGTTACTGTAACATTTCCTGTGGCTAACGTCAACGCGTTCTTAACTGCTGTTACATTAGCATCTGCAGTAACTACAATAGTTCCTAAACCTAGGGCTACTTGTGATCCTGTAACACTTACATTAGCTTTACCACTAATACTTAAAGTACCAAGACCTAATGTTAATGCGTTTCCTGTTACATCTTCAACAATCGAATCAGCTATGATACCTACACTACCAATTGTAATAGTTAATTGATTGCCTGTTACAGCTACCGCAACACTATTGTCGGGTCCCGATGTAGCAAAAGGTAATGCTGATATTGCGTCAAATCCTAAACTCATAAATAATCCTTAAAAGGAGGCTGTAGGTATGGTGGAGTACAGCCCCCATCTAAAGATTATATCACTTTTTAAACCAAGCGGGAAGTCCTAAATGCGGTCTTCGATCATTTACATTTTGAGCAGCATCTTTGGATTTTTGATCATTATAGTGTAAAAATACTTGAGCACAGTCGTTACCTTGAAACTCTTCTCTCCAGTGTTCTAATTCCATACCTTTGTAAACTAACATATCTCCAGGTTTCAAATTAACTCTAACACCTTTGTTTTGGCTAGATACAGTTATCTTTTTACCATCAGGTATACCCACATTCTTTTTAGGTTCTAAATAGATTGGCCATGGATCACCACCAAGATTTAAAGTTGTAGATATTTCACAACTAAATCTATCTTTGTGTCTATGCAACACATCTCCTGTTTTATATATTCTTGCATAAGAATATGTTGGATTTAACTTAAGTCCTGTTTTCTTTTCCATAACAGGTAAGGTTCTCATTAACAAAGTTTCCATAGCTATATCTGCATAATGCGAATATGTATTTGGAACTTGTTGATCTGACCACGTTCCCCATTCCTCTGTAAATTGAGAGATATACCTTTGATCAAATAAAGTTCTTGCAACAGTTCTTTTAAGTAAAAAATAATTGTAAACAAATTCAGCTATGTCTTTGGGTACAGCTTCTTTGATAACTATATATTTATTTTTTTTAAAGCTCATTTGATACTCTTTTCTTTTGAAATTGCTGTTTCAACAACTTTTATATTCCAATGTATAAATCTAAATGGATCTAATCCTGCATCAACTGCAAACTCGTGAGGGACATAACCTGGAAATATAATCATTGTTCCTGGATTAGGTTTATAATGAACTTGATTAGTTCCCATTGTAATTTGTGATTGATCTTTTAAAGGTAACTTTGTCATCTCTGCACCAGGTCTTGGTTCGTGAAAGATAGGATAAGATGTTTTTTCACTACACTTTAAAAAATAAAATCCTGATACGTGTTGATTCCAATGTTGATGTGTAGAATGATGACCACCACCTTTTTCACTAAACTCTTGTACCCAAAATTCTGTAAAGTGTAAGCTGTGATTTCTTAAATCAAAACCTTGCCAATCTAAAAACTCAAAGGATCGTTGACCTATAAACTCTACTAACTCTTTTGCTTTAGGGTCTTGTGAAAAACTTTCACTATGTTTAGATAAACCAAATGTACCTATTTCTTTTTTCCATTTAGGTTCGTTTTTTAATTTATCTTTAAGAAGTTTATCAGCTTTCTTAATATATTTATCTGTTAGTTTAGTTGCGTTTTTAAGAAACATCGGTGCTTCTGCGATCCACACTGGTGTTTGAAAATAAAACGCAGATTTAAAATCTACGTGTCCTTTTGGTTTTTGTGGTGTACTACTGCCACCTTGTTTTATATCATTCATATTATTTAAATGGATAACCTAGATTCCATATTACTAGACTATTCCTTTCTCCTTTAGTTACGGGTTTAACTCTATGCCATACAAACGAAGGAAACACAACCAAAGAGCCTTTTGGTAATATTTCAGTACACGCTCTAATGTTAGGTTTTTTATCAGGATCTAAATTCCTAAAGTCAAACTCTAACTCTCCACCTTTGTATTCTTTTGGATCTGTTAACGTTA